CACCGGGGGAAAGTCCGTTATCGCCAGTGCTTGCCGTAAAGGCTGAAGTTGTTGTTTGACCACCCATTCCACCACGCGGCGCACTTCCACCTGCACCGCCGCCGAAGGTTGTGGCGCCGCTGTTTAAGTTAGATGCCTGACCACGCTGGCCCGTGAAATTGGCTGTGCCAGCACTTGCAGTTCCACCTGCACCACCGCTGTATGATGTGTTTGTTGCTGTCCACCCAGCACCACCTGCACCACCGTTAGCCGTAGGCGTAGTCGCACCAGCAAAACTACTGTTGCCACCAGTCCCACCTGCGCCACCAGCACTAGAGCCAGCTGTGCCACCAGTGCCAACAGTAACGGTGACACCTACAGACGGTGTTACAGTCACAAATCCCGCTGAATACCCACCAGCTCCACCACCAGCACCTTGACCACCATTCCCGCTTGCAGCACCACCGCCGCCCCCGCCCGCACCCCACACTTCCACATACACGCGGGTAACGCCAGCCGCCGGGGTGAACGTGCCATTAGAGGTAAACACTTGTTGATTATTGAAAATAGGTGGAGTCCCAGACAAAACTCCTGACGTGATGCTTAACCCTGAGCCAAGTGTAAGTTCTTCCAAGGAACCAGCCCCTGCGGTTGACCTACCAAGAACAATCCCGGCGGGAACATTCTGAATCTTGGCGTAGGTTACGTTTGTGTCAGCAATCTTCGCGGAAGTAACAGCAGAGTCTACGATACCACCAGTAGTAATCTGGCCAAAGCCAATGCTTGTACCACTACGGCGCAAGACTTCCCCGTCACTAGCGGCAATGATGTCTGCTGGGTTGCCCGTGGTATTGGCGCTGCGCCCAATTACGCTAAGCCCAGCACTGTTACGCAGTTTGGCGTCTGTAATGCTGTCATCAGGTATCGCACTATTTACGGCGGTGTCATACAAGATGTTTACAGCATCCAGTAGGTAGTTAAGGTCGCCGTCCATCTTCTGACTACTGATGGGCACGCGAGGAGACGCAGCAGAATCGTCCTGATACTTGGTGCGGTTAGTGAGGCCAACCTCACCTGTGTAAGAGCTGGTGGGCCGATTAAAGTGTTTAGTTGACATGTTTTAGCGTTCCCATTGTCCGTAGCAGGTTAATGTAACAATCTCAAACGGCCCCACAGTAGTAGACCCTTTGACGACAAAACTCATGGTTTGTGCGACGAACCTGTCACGCACGCGAGGTATAACAGTGGTTGTAGAATCCCACATATCGATGTCCCAGTTCCCCTCATCCCAGAAAGCGATAGCCAGAGACGTGTTTAAGGAAACTGTGCTGGATTGCCCTAAGCTGTTGTCTTTAAGACGTACAACATCAAACTCAAGTTCGGCACTGTCATTGTGGATAACCTCAAAGTAGCGGTTGGCCCAGCGGCGAGTGCCACCTACCCAAGGTGTCCACCAGTTCCATTTAATCGCGGAACCTCTGTCGCTATAGGATAGCGTAGTGCTGCTGTCTCCGTCTGCATAACGGACAAGCTGGTCGCCTACAGCCATTAGAAGGCGCTGGTTGGCAAACTCGGAGGCAAAGCAGGCAGCGTCCTTGAAATCTCCAGTAAACTCTACCCAGCCCTTAGATTCCTCTTTGACTAGATAAACCAATGTTTTCTTTGGAAACTTGAAGCCAAACAAACCTTGTTTGGGGTAGTAGAAAGCTCTTGCTGCCTTGTAATGCGCAGTACTGTCGAGGATGTCTGTAACCTCTTTCAGCACATTGGTGTCCATAGGCGAGCCTAAGTCTGAGGTCAGCTCTAGTTGCCCGCTTTGGATGCTGAGACTAGCAGAGCGGACGCCGTAAGGTGACATAAAAGCCAGCTCGTTTGGCATGCGCAGGATGTATTTAGCATGGACTGCACCTAAAGGGATGGTTGCAGCAAAACCAAAAGTGCTCAAAGCTGACGGGTCTGTGCCTTGCCAGAACTGGGAATGGTTACGGCCTAAAAACACAATGAACTCGCGGTACTCATTGACTGCAATAATTTCGTCCGCCGCTGGCATATTGTTGGAAACGTCTATAAAAGCCTGCGCCATCGTCGTGGGGCTGAACCAGGCGTTTACAACATTGAGGCTCACCGTGTAGTACACATAGCCGCGTTTGCTGTTGTTCTTGAACGTCGTAGGAAGCGTTTCTCCGCCGGGGATTGCCCATAGTCTACCTTGACCACTAAAAATAAAGGAAAACGCCTCTGGGGCAGTCTGAAACTCTATTTTGGTGATGGTTACAGACACAGCAGGAAGGATTGACCCGGCAAACGTAATTGTCAGGATTTGCCCTGCTAAGGATGTGGAAGAAACAGTGGTAGTGTGAGCAACGCCTGAGAAAGTAAGATGGATAGAGCCCGTTGCTGGCGTCGCGGGGGTGCCCACAAGGGTGTAAGTAAACTCAGTGGCACTAGTGACGGTAATCTGGAACGTACCATTGTATTCAGCCTGGTTGGCGTTGGTAATAGTTACGTAGTCGCCTGTGACAAGGTTGTGGGCTACAGTTGTGGTTGCTGTAGCCGTTGAGCCTGAGCGAGTAAGTGATGTCAGGTTCAAGTGCGAGGCTGTGCCGAACGTAACACGCACAGAGCGTCCTTTGGGGTAGTTTGCAGCCCCTAGAGTACCAACATTAAGGCTTACCTGCGTTGCAGATACCCAAGTCTTACTTGTGCCTATGTCAGAGACATACTCCGCCATGTTCGTAATGGACGTGCCATCCCAAATCATGTTTGGGTCGAACCCGTTTACAATAACAAGTTTATTGACCCCACCCTCTACGTGATAATCGTAATAAGGCAGCCCGCTAGTATTAAGACCAGTTTTAACATCGGAGTAGCTTCCCGTGCCTTCATTAAAGAGCTTAATCTTGCCGTTGTCTGTGTAGACTAGGTTCTGGCTGGTGCCATCCGTCTTTACATATGGCATAATCTCAATAATGTTACCGTCCCCAGTGGGGTTGCCAATAGCCAAGGTACCATTGCGGATAGCTAGAGTGCCTGCTTTAGTGGGCAGCATGTTAGTAATGTTCTGGGCAAACTTCAAGTCTAGGGCCTGTGGGGCCGTAGAAGTGCTCATAAGCCGCTGGGCGGCTTGAAACACGACGTTGTTAAAGGTTGCCTGACGCATTAGCAGTCTTGCAGTGCTACGCGCTGCGGGGCGACGCTTGAGTATAGCTCACGCATGTAGATGTCCTGCAAAATGGTTTTACGCGTGTTAGCCACTTGTAGTAAGGTGTCGTTACCGAAACCACGCTCATAGGTCATACCTTCAATCAGCGAGGCCCAGATAAGCAGCTCATGGTGGTGAGGTGGAATCTTAATGTCTGCTTCCGTGCTGGCGAGCGTAAGGTCTACCGGGCGGCGGAGTAGGATGGTGCTAAGAGTCGTAGATGCGATAGGGTGAACCTTAATCGTTGTATCCCCTTGCGGGTACCAGCGGGCGGGATTGCCTTGCTGCGCAACGGCGGGGTCTTTATCTATTACAGTCAGGATGTCAGACTGCTTGAGAACGCGTTGCGTACCGTTATCTACCACTTTTAGTACGCGGCGTGGAGCGAAGGGGAACGTACCAGTGCCATTGGTGATTGTAATCGTAGCAGACTCGTAGTATTTGGCCCAGCCGTAGGAAGCGGCTACGTTGTATGCTTCTTTATAGGCGTTATTAAGCCAGCCCAAGGCTTTATTTTGTAAGTCAGTATCAGGGGCATTTTCGTTCATGCCCAAGTCGATAATCCGCTGAACTATGGTAGAGGCGTCCATTTCGACACTAACATTTGTTGATAAATTTTGTAGGGCTACAAAGCCGCCCTACAGGCTACCAACTAGAACAGTTGGCTGGTGAACGCGGTAACGATAACTTGGTCAGTCGTGACCAAGCCCGTGTCAGCGATAGTAACCGTCGTACCGCTGAACGTCACGGCGCCTTGCGGCACACGAATCACGTTAGAGGCGTTACGGATTTGCACAGTCACGAAGTCAATCGAACCAGTCAACATGTTAGCGAAGCTAACAGTCATGCTATTCGCAGTGTCTTCGTCAGTAGCGGGGTTCTTAACCACCACAGCAAACTGCCCTTCACCGTCAAGGTTTACTTGAGCAGCGGCAGTTGCGGCGGTAACAACCCGGCGCAGTTGAGCTTTTGACATTGTTTATATCCTTTATTTTATGGGCGGTAGACAGGGCTGCAAGTAATTTGGTCGTCAACAGCAAGCGTACCGCTGGTCATGTTGCTTCCAGTCACCGTTACAACGCCTGTGCTAGATGAGTAGACGTACCGCACTGGCTTTGGGCCAGCCCCAGTGATGTTGTAGGTCACGCAAGAAGGCGTACCAATGACACGTCCAGGATTAGGGATTTGCAGCGTAAGGCTGCCTGTGGAAACGCTGCTAGACACTTGTACAATGCCTACGACGGCGCCGATACCCACAAGCATGGGGTTTTCGGCAACCAACGTAGAAGCACTGGTAAGAGCCTGGGCATGGGCGCCAGCGGCGCCCATACTCACAGCACCAGCCACGAGTAAACCTAAGAGTTTATTCATGGTTTGGTTCCTCCTTAGTCAGCCACAGCAGCGGTGAACACGTGGAACGTCGAGTGGTTCGTGCTGTTAAACACGTTGCGCTTCTCACCACGCATTTCAGCTACACCAAGACCCCAGGTGTTGCCATAGTCGTCTTCTTTACGCACGCTGAACTCGGGGCGTTGGAAGTAGGCCATGGTTGCAGCTTGGGCACCCATCAGAACGGCTTGACCCACGTCGATGCCGCCGTTACCTGCACCAGTCAGGATTGGCATTTCGGGGAGGGCGAAGATGTCCACATTGTACACGCTGCCCTTATAGAAGGCGCCACGGAACAAGCCCGCGTTGTCGTCTTGGGTTTTCCACAGGCGGGTGTTACGGAACGTAGCATCTTGCTCCAAGTCACGTGCTTGGCGGGGGTTCACCAGCATCACGAGGGCTTCCGAAGGAGCACCGTTCAGCATTTTGAACTTAGCCGGACGCATTGGGTTGGTACCAGCCATGGCGGTGTCGCGGGCAATGCGCACAACTTCAAGCGTCAGCTTATCGTTAATGCCGTCAATGTTAGCCAGAGCGGTAGCTTCGGTAGCATTGTAGTTAGCAGCAGACACGCCATACAGGGCGCGGGCAGTCGTACGGCCAGTCGTCCGAGCAGTCGTGTAGTAGCTGGGCTGTGCGGCAGCTTGAGCAGCCGTAGGCGTACCAGTCAGAGCGTAGATGACGTCATCACGCACGGTTTCTTTGAGCCAGTCCGTCAAAGCGGTGCGAGCTTCCATCGCCAGGTCGAGGCGGGTGTTGTCGCTGCTGATGTACCAGTCATCAATACGCACAGCGTTACGCACCAAACGCTTCGTCACTTCGTCAGTGAACACGTTTAGAGCAGTTTCGTTACCAGTAAGCTGGCCTTCACCAAACACGCCGCCAGCGATTTTAGCGCGGAGGTGGTATTTGTGGGTGTCGCCCTTTTCGCCAGCCACATCCATCATTTGAATGGGGGCGTCAGAGGTGCTGCCCATCAAGAACGAGAGGGTATTACCACGCAGATAGTCCGTGTAGACTTGCTGGCCCCAGTTTTTGACGGTAGCAGCATGGGTATTGCCAAAGGAGGCAGTCATGTTGTTTTACCTTTTTAAGTTATTGTCCGAAGATGTCCTTTATGGACAAAACTTCGTTTGCTTTAGCTTCAGGAGAAGTAGTAGCTCCGCCCACCAATTTGGGCTTGCCCGATGACCTACCAAGTTCTTGTTCGACAGCAGATTTACTTGCGGACAATTCAGCTTGAAGTTCCGCTCTTATTTTTTCCCGCAACTCTTGCTCAAAGGTTTTTACACCTTTAGTCTTGATTTGCTTGGCTACGCGGTATTCTTCCAGCTTCTCTCTGCCAACTTTAAGCGCGTAAGCGGCTACACTGCCCTCCCCTGACGTGGCCCGTCGATACATCTCGTCGCGGTGCTCTGGTTCGTCAAAGGCAAGCGTGTTAAACGCTTCCATGAACTCTTTTAACTCGTCGTCCGTATGGCCAAGCTCCTTGAACGCAGACTCGATGCCTGCAATTTGTTGGTTGTATGCTTGCGTGATTACGGAGACAGGATTATTAAGTTCCTGCTCAACAGGTAAACCTTTCAACACTTTATCTAAGACATCTTTACCGCCGATGGTTTCAGCAATATCCTCGTCGGATAAGCCTTTATCGCGGAGATTCTTAATAATGTGGAGGGTTGCCTGCCGTTGGCTGTTGCCCCATTTCTGGGTGTCCTCAAGACGCTTTTTTGTTTTTTCAAGTTCTGCGTCTGCTTTAGGCTTCTCTGCCGGGGCAGCTGCCTCGTCTACTGTTTCCGATGCTTTAGTCGTGGTGGCAGCTTCCTGGATAGGCTCGGCCTCAGTTTTTTTAGGATTGAGGATGTCATCTAAAGTAGGGGACGTGCTATTGGTTTCCAGCATGGATTCTTGGTCGGTCATATTGTAGTCCTTTCCGGGTTACGGGGATGGATTTAGCCGCGATGTAAAGTTCAACCCGTGACAAACTGTCACGGACTGCGTATTAGCCCTGCGACGTTGGGGCCTGCCCACCTGATTGGTCAGGAGAAGGCAAAACTTGTTGCTGAGGCTGCTGTGGGGCCATGCGCTCACGCAGACTGGCAGCTTTCTTAAGCAATTCTGTGGCTTGTTGGGTGGAGAACCCAGCAGCAATAAGGACGAGAGGCTCGTTGGGGTTTTGGCCGTTCATCAGCATTTGGCTGAGACGCTCAAGGGTTTCCCCGCTAATAGACGCCACGTCTAAGGTTTCCTTAACGTACACGTCAAACATGCCCGCACGGATGTCGTTGACCATCTTAGGCTCGTCGTTAGGGCCCATAACCATCTGGCCGTTCTTGTCACGCATCGGTGCGTTCAAAGAGATTGCCTTAGCAAGACCATCGTCGTCGAGGATAGTAAGTACTTGCTCATCAACAAAGCTGTTTTGGATGTGAGCAAGGAGGAGCTCTCCGTACCGCTTTGTAAACAGCTTAAACATGTCAAAAGTAGGCGCTTGTTGGCGCATAGAGTTCTGCTGGCGCTTCTGAATCGCAACACCGCTAGTGGCGTTGGTCTGAGCTCCGAGAAGCTCATCATAGATGCCAAGAGTCTCTTGAATCTCTTTGTCAGACTGTAGCATCACGTCAAACTGACCCTTAGCGATGTCCGTGGTGGACTCAAGGCGTAGTTCCGTGCCCTTTTTCTTCATAATCACCGCATCGGGGCGGGCTGCCTCATGGCGCAGGAGCTCCATGCTCTCCACCGCATCCGAGTCGGCAATTACGCGGACAGTGTTAAGGTGGTGGAGCAGCTTGCTGCGGCGTTTGTTGAGCTCGCGCTGAGGGTCGATGGCCCAATAGACGAGCCCGGTAGGGATGTTGTTGTGCTCAGTGCGGTCAACGCACATGATTTGCAGGTCAAAATCAGGCTTCATGCTAATGTCACTAGCGGCGTGGTAAAGTTCCACGTCCCCAGCAAACTGGCAGGTGTAATAGCGGTCAGCAAGTAATTCCCGGTAAACTAAGCCATAGAAGCCTTGTTGACGAGCCTGTTCTTTGCTAATGCGGCTTTTCTTGGCCTCTTTCTCGTCGAAAGTGCGGATAAGGCGGCCCTGGGCGTCCACGTATTCGTAAGCTGGCTCCTTAACACGGTACTCTAGCTCTACAACCAATACGCGGCCACGGGATTTGTCAGAATAGTTAATCTGGTTTGTCTCATTAACATAGTCCACACCCATGACGTAGTTAGTCATGTAAGGCAGATAAGTTGTTTCCGTGCTATCAGACCCACCTACAAGCGATTGTAGTTCGGTTTTACTGCCTGGGTAGAGTTGCATCAACTCTTCAACATTAAACCACTTCTTAAAGCCACGGTAGGAGCTGTCAGACATAAATGGAGTCGTATCACTGGTGTCCCAGAAGATGTCCATGGGGCAGACGCGGTTGGTAGAGATACTCTGCTCAAAGCTGGAGGTAATGTGGCCACCAATCCCCTCAACCAAAGCATCCTCAAAGGCTTTGCTGCGGTGGAACGGGGCGTCGCAGCGGTCTTGCACATACAGAGCCACTTGGCTGAGCGCATCCGCCGTGTCAGCATCTTCTGGCTTGAAGGAACGAGCTGCGTAACCCACACGGGTGCGGTTTACAACTTCCGTGCCAGACAAACCTTTGATGCGGTTACGAATCTTGTTGATAACCACAGCAGCTTGTTGGCGCTCTGCGAGTTTAGAGGCGTCTTCGTCGCTCCATTGCACACCGTCCATGAACTCGCGGCACAACTTAGCGCGTTCCCGCCAAATGCGGTAAGTCGTAGACAGGACAGATTGCTCAAACAAGAGCTTAACCGTCTCAAACTGCTTCTTAGCCATAGCTGCGTCTAAACTCTTACTGGATTTTTAGTGTGCCAAAATGGCGCGAAGTCAGCCAATTTAGTTGACTTTCCCAGAGTCGTAATTTTGTAGGACGTTAAGTGTCCAAGTGCCGCCAGAAGCAGATACGTTCAAACGGACACCCATTACCGGGCTAGGGGCACTAACTATAAAACTAGCACTACGGGCAGCGGTAAAGTCCGTCACCCAGTTAGCTGTGCCAGCATCAATAAGATCATGGCGGTCTAGGGTGTATTCAGCCGTGCAGGCGCTAGGGGCCCCAGCAACCGTTACAACAGCGTGGACGCAGGCTTGTGAAGCCGCGTCAATCTTAACGGCACGAGCCACTTCGGTATAGTTGGCATTGGTAGTACCAGTAACGGTACTGTGAGGAGGTTGGATTTTAGCCATTTATGCTGCCCAAGCTGATTGTTTACGTTCAGGGAAGAAGTCGTAGTCACTGCGCTTTTCAACTGGCTTGCGCTTGGCCATTGGAATCCCGGAAACTACCACATAGCGGGTTCCGTCTAGTAAGTGGTCGTTTTTCTTGATGATTTTTCCGTCTTTATCGCGCCCGTAGATGCGATATTCAGCAAACCAGTCAGCAAGATTGGAGAAAATCTTTAATCTGCCGGATTGAAGCCTTTGGTATACCTCCATAATCCCGGAATCTACGCTGTTATCAGCCTTAGAGAGGTTCATACCCTCCAAAGTGTACATATCGATGAGGTTTTGACCGTCTTGTTGGCTGCTGGCTTGTCCGGCCGGGTCGCAGACCCCTGGCATCCAGTTAGCCCCCTTCCGTTTTAGCACGGAAGCGTGGTACATAACCTCTTTTTCGCCTTGTTTGTAGGCGTCGTAGATGTAGGCGATGTCAGTATCGGGGTTG